ACATAATGGTCAACGAGTAACTCGTTTAGATTATATGCACGATCGATACGATAATAAAAAATAATATTCACTATAAATAGTTATAAATGAAAAAAACAATTTGGTATTTTGGCTTAGAACCACTAAAAGCCAGATATACGTACCAACTCAGCGAAGAATGGATACCAGCATCATTCAAAGATTTGGATGTAAATTTCGAACACGTAAGAGGAAGTCGACCAGAATCTGAAGAGATAAAAGTTGGATCAGTTTTGGATGCAACGGGTAGAGGTATATATGCCTTAACGCAATGCGCAAAATTTCTAGAATTAATTCAATCCGGCAAAGTTAAAAATGGGGATGCTGTATATGTTCAAGATTTCTGGCATCCTGGTTTAGAAGCGATATTTTATGCCATTGATTTATATGGGCTCGAGCTCGAATTTTATAGTATGCTCCATGCACAATCTGTTGATGAATATGATTTCACATATTATATGCGAGATTGGATGCGATATTTTGAATTGGGTATCGATAAGCGAATGACTGCAATATTTGTTGGATCATCAATTCATAAAGATCAATTACGAGCTGCTGGATTCAATGCACCAATTCATGTTGTTTCATTACCTATTCATAAAGAATTAACATATGATATACTACCAGACAATATGAAATCTCCAACCGCTATAGTTGGTAGAAAGAATAATGTGGTATTTTGCTCTAGATTTGATAAAGAGAAGAATCCATATTTCTTGATGGAAGTCGCAGAAGAATTCTTAGAAGTTAATCCGGATTGGACATTTACAATAACAACTTCAGGTGCCAATATAGTTAGCTCGGTGCCTGGTGTAGTTGATGATTTAGTTGCATTGGCTGAAAGGAATCCTAGATTCATAATACGAGCTGGGATTACTAAACAAGAATACTATACAGAATTAAGAACTTCTAGAATATTATTCAATAGCTCATTGCAAGATTATGTGTCATGGACCAGTTTAGAGGGATCTACATTTGGGATAGATTTAGTGTTTCCAAACTTCAGATCATTTCCAGATTTCATAGACCCTGCTGATGGTTATATACCATTCCAATTAGATTCGGCGTTATCTAAATTACAAGAAGCTGTTGATAGGGAATTTGTTACTGGAAAATACGCGTGGATAGCCGATGTATCAGATTTAGGAAGGCAATTTGAAGCATGGGCGATCGCTAATGCATATATTAGAGAAGTTAATATTTGGCATGAGCGACCATTTTTAGAAAAATTAATATCGCAATAATATGAATAAGTTAAATAAGAGATTGTTATATATCCCATCAATTGATACTGGCCCTGTATCGAGCGTTATTAGAAAGGGTGAAAATTATCGAGGAAGAGATTTCAGGTGGTATATAGACGACGTACCAGAAAAATATCGACTCAAATCATTCTTAATATCTGCAGGGCACAAATATAAGAAATTGGAATATACCAAAGATTTTGGATTCCCAGATGATATGGTGGTGTTTGGAGATTCGGGAGGATTTCAAATAGCTACGGGTGTATTGCCTTGGAGTGAAGACCTTCGCCATAAAATATTTCAATGGTTGGAATTGAATTCAACTGTAGCAGCTAATTTGGATTTACCGCCTAGAACTAAGATGGCCGGAAAATTCCAAGAATGTATGGATATATCATATGATAATTTTAAATACTTCAATGAACATCAGTCTGGTAGTACAAAATATTTGGCGTGTTTACAAGGAACTCAGTTGGAGAAATATAAAATTTGGTATGACAAAGTAAAGGGATTTGATTTTAAAGGGTGGGCAATTGGGCAACCTAAAGGTTCGTACGGAATATTAGCATCATTGGCGGTGTTGATGGATGGTAAAGAGCATTTGAGTCCAAATACCGAGTATATACATTTTCTAGGCATCACAAGCATTGAAGAGATTATAATATTATCGTATGTGCAAAAGAAGTTCAATGAAATGGGATTTGATGTGCAATTAACAACAGATTCATCTACGCCTGGTCTTGCTAGCAAATACGGATTATATTATACAGGATTTGACTTGAAGCGAGAGGCATTCAAAACAATCCATGTACCTAGAAAATCTGACAATGATATTTATTCATCTGGATGGAAGATGCCAAATCTTAATGCGTGGGACGAATACTTTTTTGGAGATCAGTGGTTAGACGTAGATAGATTCAATTCATTAGATTATGCGGCATTTGCAGTACACAACTTATCTATTTTAACGGATGCATTTACGCTCATTCAAGATTTTATCAATACAGATAAATATTTCTTTCCTGAGCTATTTGATCGAAATACTTGCAAGGTATTGGATTCTGTTGATAATATTCTAGAGTCATCGAAGCCGATGGAAACATTCAAGATGTATGTTCCATTATATAAAGGTGCAAAAAAGCAGCATAGTGTTATTGATCACCAATTCTTTGCAGTAAATGATTAAGAGTATATATTATGATATAGATACGGAGAAATTGCATATATGGGGCGATGGTAGACATAACGACTCTGGATATACCGTTGTAGATTATGAGCCATATGCTTATATGATCGACTCCAATGGCGATTATGAAACAATTGATGGCCATAAATGTAAGAAAGTCACTGCATGGTCTGAGGAATCTGTTAAAATGAATATGGTGTATGAGGCTAATGTACCACCTACTACCAGATATCTAATAGATAACTATATAGATGATGAGGAACCGTCTCCTGACTTAAAGGTTATGTATATCGATATAGAGATAGAAAAAGGGGATCGATATAGTACAGTTAAGGAGGCCGACAATGTAATTAATGCATTGACATATAGAGTTACAGGTGATGACCATTATACTTGTTTATTATTAGCACCAGAAAAAAATGTGGGGATAGATAATAATAAATTACATACAATCAATCTTCCTGGAAAAGATGGAAATGATATCGAGGTAACAGCAAAGATTTTACAATACACAACAGAGAACTCCCTCTTAAAGGATTTCATCAAGCAATATACAAGCAAAGATCATTCCATCATAACAGGTTGGAATGTTGATTTCTTCGATATGCCATATATATTTAATCGTATCGCTAAAGTGATGGGATATAGATATGCAGATAAGCTTTCTCCGTGCGGAATTGTGAAAAAGAAGTTTACGACATTTGGTGAACGGATAGTTATGGCAGGCATAACTGTATATGATTATATGGATATGTATAAAAAATTTACATATACAGAGCAGTCTAATTATCGTCTAGATACGATAGCGCGTGCTGAATTGGGTCGTGGTAAGATAGAATATGATGGAGATCTAGATCATTTGTATAAGACTGATATTCTGAAATATGCAATGTATAATATTATAGATGTTGAGCTTATAGAAGCCATGGAAGATAAGTTAGGGTTGATTAAGGTCGCATTAGGTATATGTCATTCCGCACATTGCCAACATTCAGATATTTCATATACAAGTGCATATTTAGATGCAGCTGCTCTGACGTATTGTAGGCAGCATGATCTAATAGCTTCAGCTAACAAGTCAAAAGATAGTGGACAAGCTGAAGGTGCGTTTGTTAAGAAGCCAATACCAGGGTTATATAAATGGGTGTATGATTTGGATCTAGTATCTCTATATCCTATGACGATTATATCATTAAACATTTCTCCTGAAACGAAGTTTGCTATAGTTAAAGATTGGGATGAAGTAGAATATAGTAAAGGTAGTGATAGGGCATATGAAATTTCATATATTAAAGATACTACAACGGCAGCATCATTCGATGACGTGTTTACAGCAACTACCGATCAAAGTTCTACAGAGATTATTAATGGTAGTTCTAAGTTAAAGCAATGGTTAGAAGATAATAATCTTGCAATTGCTAGTAATGGTATTGTATACGATCAAACGACACCAGGGCTCATTCCGTCAATATTGAAGAAATGGTTTGCAGATAGAGCCGACTATAAATCTTTAAGAAAGAAGTATGAAAAAGAAGGAGATGTTGAATTGGCAGCGAAATATGATAGGTTGCAATTAATTACAAAAATTAAGCTGAATTCGTTTTATGGCGTATTACTATTACCAAGCTTTCGCTTTTATGATAAATCCAACGGTGAGGCGGTGACACTAACAGGCCAATCAGTTATTGGTTGGGCTGAAAAAACTGTAGACCATTATTATAATAAAGAATTAGGCACTAATAAAAAGTATTGTATATATGTAGACACGGATTCAGTATTCGAGCCCCTAGAGCCCTTGTTTGAGTACCGTCACGGCTCTATGGATAAATATACAGATGCGGATATCATAACTAAGTCTAAACTAATTGTAGATGATGTACAAAGTTTTGTCAATGCATCATATACTCCGTATGCTAAGAGGATGCATAATATTGATAGTCATTATTGGGATATCAAGCAAGAGTTGATTGCTAAGCGTGCATTTTGGGTTGGAAATATTGATAGTAAGACTAAGACATTTAGTGGCGTTAAGAAGCGATATGCTCAATGGATTGTTAATAAAGAAGGTCATGATGTAGATGAAATGGACATAAAGGGATTGGATGTAGTGAGATCAAACTTTCCTCCAGTATTCGCAAAATTTATGAAAAGTATATTAAATGATATATTGCATGATAAAGATAAATCATTTGCAAACGCTAAAGTTAGAAAGTTTAAAAAACTATTATCAGAATGTAATATGTTGCAGATAATGATGCCGTCCGGTGTTAAAAATGTATTAAAATACTCGACCGGAAAAATTGGTCGACGAATGAAAGGTACTCCGGCTCACGTGACTGCAGCTCTTAAT